GCTGCTGCTATCCTTGTGGACACTGGCTCAACCCTTTTGAACAATACAGCCTCTGTGCTGAGTGATACCAAGTCAATCCTCTCTACGATTGATGGTCCAGTTCAAAGTGGTATTTCAGACATGCAAGTAGCTATTGATGCAATCCTAGTTGACACTGGAAGCACGCTTCAAAATCAGATTGCCAGCATTCTTGTTGACACAAAGACAACCTTAGCAGATAAGGTCACAAGTATTCTTGTCGACACTGGAAGTACTCTTAGCAATAGAATTCCTGCAGCTTTGACTGGAACAGGAAACATTAAGGCAGATGTGAAGGCAGTTAATAATGTAACTCTGACTGGTGATGGATCTGCGACACCTTGGGGGCCAGCATAATGGGAAGCGTTTGGGCAACTGGATCTTGGGCGGCTAGCTGTTGGGCAGTAGGTACTTGGGCCGATGCAGTGATTGAATTGGGCTATGGTAGTCGAGGCTTATTGCTGAAGGTTTATAGTTGAAGGAGAAAAACTATGTTAGCAGAAATTGAAGAATTCTACTTTTCACGAGGTCTTCCAATAGACCGACTGATTGACATTGGAACTTCGCAGCATAGGCTGCGAAGAGATTACATCGAGCAGGCTATTGTGCAAGTTTTTGAAAAGGAAAGCGGGCTTAAAAGACACCAGATCGCTTGGAGGATCTTTGCCCTTGCAAGGGAGAAATACTCCAAAGTTCAGATGGAAACTCACATTGCAAGACTCAACATAGTTACTAAGCCCGAAGAACCTCGACCGTTTATGGAAGAGGAGCTCAAGGCTAGCCCTATGGTTGCTCCAGAGACAATTCCTTTAAACCTTCCCGACCCAAGCATTGTCATCGGAGGAACCAGGAGAACCCTTTCTGAGCGACTTTTCCTTTCCCCTGCTGCGGCTGTGGTTGTCTTTATTGCCATAGTAGCCTATGCTTACCTTGGAGGGCTCCAATGAGACCAGATACTTTTCAAACAATCTCGGTGACAGAATCTGGAATAGCCTACACCGGTCCCTGTGCTTGGGGTGGAGCACTGATCGGGGACAAAGATGGGATCAATAACATGACAGTGACGGTTTACGACGGAATTACTGCCGCTGGAACCGAGATCGTTCCAACAACTATCTTCGACGGAACCTCCAAGGGACTCGAGGGTGTAGCCGAGAACCGAAAGATCCAATGTACAACTGGTATCTATGTCTTGATTGCTGGAAGTGGAACAATCAAAGTAACTGTTCGTTACAAGCCGATAGGATGACAATGGCTGTGGATGTTCAAAAATTGAACGATGGGAGTAACGGATGGAAGGTTCCGAAAGGGTATAGGGAGAACCTTGAGTGGCGTGGGATGCTGCTGAAAAGAGCTCAGTCTGATCAAATGTTTCAGTTGAAGGCGAAGGAACTCTATGAAAGGGACCCGATCTTTGCTTTTAATGCATTTTTCTGGACCTATGATCCGAGAAGAAGGCCTCTACATCATCAACCTTTCCTTACTTATGATTATGAGGATGAGTTGATTAGAGAGTTGCAAGGGAGTGTGGAAAGTGGCCAGGATACTGTCATTGAAAAGTCCAGAGACATGGGAATCACTTGGGTGGTATTGGAACTATTTGAGTGGTTCTGGAGCAAGAGCACTGGAGGTTTCGACTTTCTGGTTGGTAGCAGAATTGCAGATTATGTCGATAAGAAGGGAGATCCAAGAACACACTTTGAGCGACTTAGGTATAATTTGTACAGACTACCCAAGTGGCTCAGACCAAGAGGATTTGAGCGAGGGAAGCATGATAACTTTATGAAGTTGGTGAATCCGGAGACAGGAAATGCGATAACTGGAGAATCGAATAACGAAAGTTTTAGTACGCAAGGAAGATACAGTGGAGTGTTTTTTGATGAGTTTGCAAAGTGGATGCTTACGGACACGAAGGCTTGGGATAGTGCTGGTGATGCAACTCCTTGTAGGATTGCGGGAAGTACTCCATTTGGGGCAGGAGGGCAATTTTATAAACTGGCAATGGGAACAGAAAGTGGGATTAAGAAGTTACGCTACCACTGGAGTCAGCATCCAACAAAAAGTCTGGGATTGAACTGTGTTTGGCCGGCTCCAAATGATTCTGATCGCTCGAGAATGAGAGAGGACTTTAAGGCGGTGGAAAAGTTGACAAGTCCGTGGTATGAGAAGGAGTGTTTTAGGCGGACTGCAGCGGAAATTGCACAGAATTTGGATATTGACTATGTTGGGGCTGGAAATCCGGTGTTTGATGGAAGGGCGATGGATAGTCTGAAGTTTTATCTGGGAGTGAAGGATGAGCCGAAAGAGTGGTACAAGATTGATATTGAAGGACTTAAAGCTGAAGCAATTGTCTCTCCGTTTGATGCAGAAGGTTTTCTCGCAGTGTATAGTGGAAGAAACGAAAAGAGACGGTACAGTATTGGAGTTGATGTTGTTGAAGGGACTGAAGGAGGAGACTTTGCCTGGGTACTTGTGTTTGATAGAATGTCCAAAAACGTGGCCGCATGTTACTTTAGTCGAATTGATGAGGTAGGGTTAGCAAGGGTTGTTAGGGTTGTAGCGGATCTGTACTCGACTGAGCCAAATGGAGTTGATGCTCCATGGGTAGGGATTGAGACAACGGGGCCAGGGTTGGCGACTTTTGACCAGTGTATAGGACTGGGGATGACTAATCTATTCATGGCACCGAGGTATGATGTTGTGAATGGAGGAGTGTCCTGGAGGAAAGGGTGGAGAACGGATCAGTCGAGTAAGAATGAGCTGATTAGTGGAATTCGTGAGTATCTGATTGAGCGAAGAGGAGCGCTGAACTCTGCAAGGCTCGTTGGGGAGTTGATGACCTTTGTGAGGACGAAGAGTGGAAAGGCTGAAGCAAAGTCAAGCTGCCATGATGATGGGGTTATGAGCTTTGGGATTGCGCTTCAGGTGGACATTCTCGCACCTGCGGATGAGGATGCGCTGGAGAAGGTTAGGGTGGAAGAGGCTCGGACAATGAGCGATCAGGTGGGACTGCCGTTTAGGAAGGATGAGGGGCCGGAAATGAGTCTGCAGGAACGCTGCTTTGCTCATGCGGTAGCGAAAAGGTTCGAACGGGAGGAAAGGCAGGAGGATCTTTGGGGACAAATTGGCGGAGAGGAGGGAGATGAATGATAAAGAAGGAGCAAGCCTGTAGTAACTGTAGTAAAATGAAAGTTTGTTGGTTGATTAGGTGTGTATGGAAGTTAGCAGAAGAGGATACAGATGGTCTACAAGCTTTTACTGATGGAACTGGGATATACCAAGTAGTTGACTGGTTACTTCAAGGAGTTGGACCAAATTGTACACAGTACCAAAAATAAAAAGGAGGAGCGGAGAAATGGAAAAGGAAGAAAGGAGGAGCTTATGTTCTGGAAAAAGGAACTGTTAAAAGGACTGGTTGAGGTTAAGGCGGAACTTGCAAGGCAACAAAGTATTATTGCAGTGTACGATCTGATGATGACAAGACAGCAAGTGACAATCGAGAGGCTACTTGATCGGATTCAAGCGGGGAGTTTTAAGGAGTACAAACTGGCTGAAGTTGCAACGGAAGTGAAACTGACTCAGAGGGACGTTGATGACTTTTATAATCCACTGGCAGATGAGAATCTAGCTGGTATGGCTCTTGAGGTAGGAGAGGGGGAAACTGGTGGCAGCTAAAACAAAGGAATGGATCAAGAACCAAGGTGGGAGAAGAAAGGGATCTGGTAATCCAATAGATACAGAATTCTGGCCAATGCTTCAGGAGAAGTATGACACAGGGTTGGAACTGCGGAGACCATTTGAGGAGAGATGGATTATTAACCTGAGTTTTCTGAGTAACCAGCAGTACGCGTTTTATAATCAGACGGCTGGGATGTTGCAACATCTACAGAAGACAAAAGGCAGAGTGAGGATTGTGGATAATAAGATTCTGCCAAGATTCCGAAAGCAGGTCAGTCGACTGATTAGAAACAATCCACGAATGAGTGTGGTTCCTAACTCGACAGAGCAAAAAGATCTCAAGGCTGCGAAGGTAGGGGATAAGGTACTGAAGAGCTGGTGGAGGAATCGGCAGCTGAAGAAGAAGGTTCGGGAGTTGGCTGGATGGATCTATGGGTGTGGGAATGGATTTCTGGACGACCGTTGGGACCCGAAGCTGGGACCTGTGCAGTTTGATGGAGAGACTGGGCAGTTGGTCTATCTTGGGGATGCAGAGTGCTCTGTGTGGAGTCCGTTTGAAGTGTTAGTTCCAAGTGGAGGGTTAGGCGACACTGACATCCATACACTACCCTGGCTGATTAAGATGAAATACAGACCGATTGAGTGGTTTGTAGGGAACTATCCGGAACGTGGAGCAGAGGTTGTTCCGGAGACTAGGGCGATGCCTTATGTGGATACCTCTACGTTGTTTGGTGTAGTTGGAACAGGTAGAGCTCAGTCGATTGAAGGAGCAACGGAGATTCAACTTTATTTGCAGCCGACACCGGAGTACCCGAAAGGACTGTATTTGGTCGGAGCAAATGGGGTGATTCTGAGGAGACAGGACTATCCGTTTAATTACTACCATATGGAGCAGTTTAAGGATTTGGAAATTCCTGGAGTCTTCTGGGGGCTTAGCACGACTGAGGTTGCGATTTGGTTGCAGAAGGTTTGGAATAGAACGATTTCTGATATTGCTGAGTACAATCGAGCTATGGCTAGGGGTAAGTGGATGATCCCCAGGGGAAGCAATATGGAAGTTGCTCCAGACGATACACATGGACAGAGGTTGTTCTACACTCCAGTACTTGGGCATGAGCCAAAGATGCTCGATATTAAGGGACTTCCAGAGACGTACCAACAGATTCTTAATGTGATCAGTAATAGCTTTATGGAACTGTACTTTCAACACGAAGTTACCTCGGGGACGAATAGGTCGGATATCCGCTCTGGGGATATGGTGAGCCTTCTGTTGGAGCAAGACGATGCAGGGAATGTTCCTACTCATGCAGTGTTTGAGGAAAGCCTTGAAGCTGTAATGCGTCGGGTTCTTGGAAGGATTCAGAAAGGTTATCAAAATGAGAGAATGCTTAGCGTTATTGGAGGACCAGGGAAGGAAATTGAGGTCTTTGCTTTCAAGGGAGCAGACCTTCAGAATAACACTGATGTTTATGTAGCGAAGGAAAGTAGTCTTCCGGACTCGAGAGCAATTAGACAGGAGAGGATCAAAGGGAACTTTAAGGATACACTCTACGGAGATCCAAATGATCCGAAGGTCAAGGAGCGGGTCCTCCGGATGCTCGAAGAGGTTCCAGATGAAGTTGAGGACATCTTCAAGGAAAGTCATTTGGATTCTGAGAATGCTCGAATGGAGAATGTCGCGATTATGCAGAATCCGACTGTGGTGTACCTGGTCAATACCTATGACGATCATCAGGTTCACTTGGAAGAACATCACTATGCGAGGAAGCAACCGGAGTATCAAATGCTGAAGTTTGAGAACCCGAAGAATTTCGCAATTCTCGAAGTAGGGTTTACTGCACATGAGCGTATGCATCAGAGGTTCCTGGAAGAAGTTATGGCGGCTATGGAAAGGCAGGCAATGAGACAACAAGGAGGAGCAGAGAATGGATAGCAAAGGAGTGAAAAAGGTTGAGTTGGTTCAAATTCTGACACTGATGGAACGAATAACTGGACATTGGAATGCTGTAGTTGAGGGATTGGAAGGAGTTAAGAAGGAATGGGACTCAATGCAGGAACTGTTATTGACCGTTTCGAGGGAGGAAATTGAATCATCTCCGCTAGAGGTACAAAAAGCTGTAGGAAGGTTTAGGAAGGCTAAGTTTGAAGTAATGCTAGGAAGATTTGTCACTCACTACAAGGCCTTTGGAGGTCTTGAGGCTATGAAAGTTAAAAAGGAGGAGTAAAGTAATGGGAGAAGTAACGGTTAAAGTCAAAGATGAAAAGGGAATAGAAGTCGAAAAGACTCTCAAGGACGCTGATGTGCAGAAGGTTCTTGAAGGTCACGGAGAACTGGCGAATAGGCTTGCCACAGTTGAGGGTAATGCTGGGAAGCTTAAAGTTGTCCAGGACTTTATGGGAAGAATTGGGTTAAGCCCAGATGAACTTATTCAGAATGCAGATGGAGCGTTTACGCTGATTAGTAAACTTGTCGAGGATGGGATTATTGATCCAAGTGGTAAAGTGCTTGTAAAGAAGGGTACTGGAGGGGAATCTCTCCCAAAGAAGAAGGACATGGATGATCTTGAGACACTGTTGAAGGAAGACTCTAAAGGTCTAACCGGAGAGGCTAAGGTAGCTGCACTGGTGAATAGAGCACTGGAATCTACTCTGAAGCCCTTTGCAAAGACCTTGGATGAAATCACAACGGTGCAGACAGGTATGCTCCGGAACCAATGGGAACAGAGAATCCTCAAAGAGTATCCAAATCTGAGCACGGAGGATGTACGGAAGGTTTTTGGTGAGGCAGCAGGGAAACCGAAGCTTGGAATTCTTGAAATTGCCAAAAGCGTTTCTGATGCAAAATCCAAAGATGAAGCAACCCTTAGAGCAACACATGCTAAGGAATTTGGAGTGGATCTGAAGGCCTTTGATGAGAACAAACTACTGGAAAAGGGACCTGAGGGTGGAGCAGGGGTGATGTTTAAGGGAAAAACCTTCACCCTTTCGAAGAGAAGGGAATCCCTCCCTGGGTTTGTTGATCCGACTAAGGCCACTAGAGAATACCTCAAGAAGACTGGGGTAATTCGGTAAGAGGAACAAAATGGCAACTGCAACTTTGAGTACTTATGATGAAGTTTTGAAGACGTTTTACCTCCCGGGGATTCAGGATGCACTGAATCATGACACGATTCTTGCTGACCTGATCGAGGTGAATGAAACAGACGTCAGTGGTAAAAACGCGACTATTGAAACCCACTACGGCCGCTCGACTGGGACCAAGTGGACAACCGACGGTGGGACACTGCCGACGGCGACTTACCAAAAATACAAAACCTGCACAGTGCCGATGAAGTACGGTTATGGACAGATTCAGTTCAGCGGTCCGACTCTTCGGGCGACTAAGGACGAGAAAGGTGCTTACATTCGAGTGATGGACTCGGAAATCCGAGGTATTGTCGATGACTATAAGAAAGAAGTCAACCGGCAGTATTTTGGAACTGGTTATGGAATTATTGGGCGCTGGAGAGGTGGAACATCTGGTACAAGTTACACCATCCAGAAAAAGTACACTGGTAACTCAGCAGGTGGTGATAATTGGGGAAGTACCTTCGGTGCAAAGTACATGATTGAGCGAGGTGATGTTTCAGCGGTTGATTTGACATCTACTACGACTTATGTAGTTGATGCTTCGAATCTGGCGGTTACTGCTGTGACCAAAGGTGCTACTTATGACACGATCACCTGTACTGATCCGAGTTCATCTGAAACCACTGGATCTTTCTACATTCGACCAGAAGGTTTAGGCGCTCACGCAGCGAGTGGAGCTCATCGAGTTGAGATGATGGGTCTTGGAGGGATTATTGGTGACGATGATCTGGATAACATTGCCTGCGGAGCAACTTATGGTGTTGGACTTAGTAGCTATAATGATCCACTTCAGGGACTTGATATCGCAACTTATCCCTGGTTTGTCGCAGTGACAGATTTTCACGCAAGTGGTCGGTTTGCTGGTCAGAGAGCTTTGGATCTCAATCTTATGCAGACAATGTTTGACATGGTCGAAGAGCGAGCTGGCAAAGACTACGGCCCAAGCCTGCTTATGACTACGAGGGCAGTCCGTAGAGAGTACATCGAACTCTGCAAAGCCGACGGGATGAAGATTATCACCATGGAGCTCGACGGTGGTTGGACCGCTGTTGATTACAATGGAGTCCCAATGGTAGTGGACAATGATGCTCTCGACGGTGAGATCCAGTTCATCACGATGAAAGACCTGCAACTCTATCGGATGAGTGACTACTCCTGGATGGATCAGGACGGCGCAGTTCTTTCACGTGTCACTGGCTACGATGCTTACGAGGCGACCTTCTATCGTTACGCTGAGCTTGGATGCAAGAATCGGAGAACCCAAGGAGTTCTTGGTTCACTGAGCTATACCAAGAGCACAAATGAAGGTTATTAATCTCTAACAATCTAACGGTCTGAGTGGGTGTTCAAAATTCGGACACCCACTTGGATAACCCATGAGGGTGGAGGGATGGAGGATGATTACGAGGAAAGTGATTTATGAGAGCTTGGTGCCCTGGTTGATGGGCGTGACTGGATTAGGACCAGGGATTGGGGACATTGCTTTTCTAGTGCCAGTGGATAGTTCGACTTCATTGTATCGAACGAAACTGCATGAAATGGGAGTTCCTTATGGGGAAATGTTTGCGAGTCTAGCGAATGCCTACGGAGCGGTGAGCGCCAACAGGAATGATGTGATTCTGGTACTGCCTGGAGCTTACTTGGAGACTGCAAATTGTGCTTGGGCGAAGAGTCAGACTCATATGGTAGGCCTTGGTGGTCCAAATACGAATAATGACTACACTATGGCCGGCACACATATTTATACGACTACGTCTGCAGTGGGAGCAACAATTACTGTGACTGGAAATCACTGTCAGTTTCATAATTTTGGCATATCTAATGTTGGCGCTGCTACTTCTAACTTGGCCGCGGTGGCCTTGGATGGGTATAATTGCTTCTTTAAGAATGTTACCCTACAGGGGATTATGACCTCACAGCAGATTGGGGTAGCTACTACTGCCTCTCTTATAATGGAGGCAAATGCACACAATAGTTTGTTTGACAACTGTGTGATTGGACAGAATCAATGGGGTGGGCGGACAGCAGCTGGTGGACATCTTCTTTTCAGTGGCGCTACAATGGGAATTGCAAATAATACCTTTCGCAATACTCTTTTTCTGTCTGACAGTAGCACCGCTGGTGTAGGGATGATTCACTTTGATAATGTGAACAACGTAGACCGAATGCTACTGTTTGACAATTGTCACTTTGATAATTTTAGTCCGGATTATGCTGTACTTTGTACCAGCATTATTACAAAAGCGATACAAGTTTTGTCATCTGCCAACATTGGATTTAGAAATTGTACATCTCAAGGATATACGAGTTTCTGTTCTGCGGCACAAAATGTTTCTGGTGTCGCTGGTAGTCTGGTTGGCTCAAATATGACCGCAGGTTCTGCCAATGGTGGTGTTATGAACGCTGCTAATGCAGTTTAACTTCTAATCTAGGCAGGAGTAAAAAATGGCTGAGGCAATTTGTATAAGTTGTAATGGAATTGGAAGTGTTGAGGGAAGAACCTGTGCTAGTTGTAATGGAAGTGGTAGGGAGACAGGATTCTTTAACTCAATGAAAGTTTATGTCGAAGAAATTTGCACTAAAATGCCTACTGCAGTAAAATTGATCTACACGCATCAGATTGTTGCAGTAGTTAATCCCACTGAGTATGCAGCCTTAGTCGATGCTGCGAAGGATGGGCTGAGGATAATTGTTTCCTGTGGAGTAGTGGATCTAAATCCGACAGGAAAGATCTATGCCAATCTTATGGCAATCTTTGGCTCAAGTCCGATCACCAAGGCAGCGATTACAGCACTTTAACCTCTTTCGCGGCAGGTTCTGCCGCCTGGGAAGGGGTGGATTTCCGGCTTGCTCCTTTGCCACCCCTTCCCTTCTAAAGGAGACACAAACGTGGGAATAGAAGGCAATACAGGAAATCTTAAATCTGCAATTCATGAAACGAGATCTGGTCCTCGGTTCAAGGATTACAGAACAACCACTGATGGAGTTATGGTAGCAGATATGGGGTTTAAGAAACAACTCTGGGCACTCGACCCAAGCCTTGACGTGGTCTGGGATTGGGCAAGTCAAAAGTGGGAGATTTGGAAGTTCCCTGGGCAGGAGAGGAAGAAAGTCAAGAGGATGAATGACAAGGCGAGACATGTCATGACTATCCAGACAATCAAGAGGAACTTCCGAGAGCTCGGAGCAGACATCCTTCTTAGACTTCAAGCTGGAGATCCGAATCGTTACTCGCTCAAGGAGTTCGTAGCCTATTTCGACCAGATGGATGATAATATCCAGCGAGCCAAGGCGAAAGCCTTCAAGGCTCGCATGGATGATGCTCATATGGAAACCTTTTGGTACCAACGGGGCTTGAGGAAGACTGTCCCACAGAACTTCAATGTGAAACCTTCGGAAGAACAGCTCCTTCTAAAGGCACAGCAAGCCCCGCCCCCTAAGGTACAGATTTTCAAGCCTGCAGCGCAGGCCAAGATCGCTAATGCAATTACAGGAGGTGCAGTAGATGCCTACACAGACTGAAGTTGAAGAGTATCGGTTGACTCCAGAGCAGATGGACTTCCAAAAAAGGTACAAACGGCTCAAGATGGTGCAGTCACTTCTCGAGAACGAAACCCTGAAGACTCAAGAAAAGGTTAAAACCCTCCGGAGTATGTGGGGTGAACTCACAGGGGAATTTGACAAACTCCAGATGAACCTCCCTACAGAGCCTGTCAAGGAACTCGAAGGGATGGAACCTGGAACTGCTCCTGCTGCAGACAAGAACTGGTCTGAGCAAGGATCTTTACACCAACAATATCAACAGTCCCAGGGAGCTCAAATACCTCCTGAGAAACAACAATTGAGCTACTAAGGATGTTCGATTTTTGGACACGGAGAGAATTGAATGAACGCTAAGGAACAGATTGATTTTGTAAGGGATCAGTTGAGTGAAGCAAGCGCTGCTCACTGGCTTGATGTGGGACTGCTGAGGAGACTCAATGCTGCGCAGGAAAGGATTGCACTGAGGATTGCACTGACGGCAGGGCAGTGGTTGGTAAAGAATGCAAGTGTGACTCCTGTAGCTAGTGTGATTACACTTCCGACGGATTGCTCGAAGCCGATTTATCTTGAGGAAACTTCCTCCGGAAGTCCGATTGATTGGCTGGGAAGTGTGACTCATAGAAGGGTTAGCCGAGGAATTGGAGCAGATGTTGGAGTAGGTTCAGCGGAAGCCTATTTACTAGCTGACACGATTGAGGTTAATCAGGCAAATTATACAACGGCTTGTACACTTTGGTATCAGAAAAGAGTCCCCTGGCTTCATGCTGGGGATGCAAGTGCTGCAGCAGCGAGTAGTATAACCCTTGCAGCTGACGCGAATAGGGTCTTCTTGGCTGATTACTACGCCGGTGTGACACTGGAGCAATACAATGCTGCTAGTGCTACGGCTACAATTGTAGCCTTTAGAAGCCTTATTACTGCTAACACTGCAGTTGGAGTTTGTACTGTGACTGGAACTCCAACTAATGCTTATGGGTATGGGACTATCTCAGTGCTTCCCAAAGAGACTCATATGCTTATGTGCTATATGGCTACAGCTGATGCGATATTGAAACCAAGTGCTACGATTGATGACAAGGCAGTTGATCGGATTCGAGCGGATACTAAGGATATGCAGAGGGATGTCTGGCAATGGCTTGAGAGTCGGACTGTTGGTGGTGAGAGGATCGAGATTGGAGAGGAGTACTAACGATTGTGGGAAAGGCAGCGAGGAGGAAAACTGAAAGGAGAGTAAGGAAAATGGGCAAGCTGATGCTTACGATTACACTGGAAGAGGACGGAAGGATTGAGGTTACTGGACCTATTGATAATAAGGTTCTTTGCTATGGGATGCTTGAGCTAGCGAGGCAGACAGTGCAGGCTTATGAGCTGAAGATTTTGACTCCAAAGACAGGAACGCTGATTGATCTGAACAAAGGAGCATAAAGCTAATGGCGACGAGAATCTTCAAAGAACAATTGAACGGAAGCTATCATGGAGTTGCTCCAGCGACACTATTAGGTCCTGGAGGAATTGCTGATGGGAAGAACATGAGGAAAGTGTTCACTGCTGGGGAGTGGAGAGCCTCAAGTGGAGGAGGAGCGAATTCTCCGTCGAGTGGGGGATGGAAGGCAAGGAAGGGCTGTGTGATGAATAATACTACGGTGATTGCTGCAGCAAGTTGTCTGAGCCTTCATCAGTACACCCATCCGAGAAATGGGGACTATCATTTCATTGCTCAATGCAATGGGAGTCTTTACGATGCGACTAATGATCCTCCGGCGGCAGGGACGACCTTTGCAGGATCGGCACTGACAACACTGGCTGGGACGACTAATCCTGGGTTTTCTGACACGATTGGAGAGTCTTGGTTCTACGCTGATGGGGATAGTGCTCCGGTGATGTGGGGAGGAGATAATCCTTACTGCACAGGGTTTGTGGTTTATGATATCTCGGTAACTGCTTATGTAGACTACACTAGGGTAGTAACTGATAATAGGACAGATACTGGAGCAGTTGTTGTTGGTGCAGCGACTGATGTTTACTATGTCTGTAGTCCTTGCATTGCTAAGGGAATTGTCCTGGACCTGGGGACAGCGGTCAATACTGAGGCTGTAACTGCAGTAGTCAAGAGTTGGGTTGGAGGAACCTGGGAAAGCCGAACGATGGGAACTGATGGGACACTGGACACTGCAACTGGAACTAAGACTCATGCGAAAGATGGAACGATTCCCTGGACCTATCATGCAGATGATACGATGAGAGTTATCAATGGTATAATGGGGTATTGGTATCAGATGAGCTGGACTGGAGCGTTAAGCGGCTCGGTAGATGTTCTTGGGTGTAAGGTTCTTTATGATCCAGCGGTTCTCAGTAACAAATGGAGTGGAGTGTTTGAAGTCCCTGCGGCAGTTAGGTTCTTTGATAATGGCACAGGGGAGTACAAGGACTATACTGGGGAGCTTACGAATGAAAGTACGAGTCAGTACCTCCAGTTGGAGGCGAGGACAACGAGTGACTTCATCTATGTTAAGACGATTGAACCAATAACCGGAATTGGCTTTGCTATTGCCAGTGGCTATGAGCAGACAGGAGTTGCTCAAATTGATCATGTTGAGTATTGGACTGGAGCGGCTTGGACTGAGATAGACATTGCTGAAATAGATGATGGAACTTTAGATGTTGGAACCGATTCGAGCTTTGCACAGACAGGGATTGTCTGGTGGAATGCTACGGGGCTGGTGGTTAAGCGGAGGATCTTGAGCTTTGACAGCACTCCAGGGTACTGGTATAGGGTTAGCTGGGGTGGTACACTCGTTGGGACAAGCAGTGATGCGAGACTGTTTATGATTAGTGTTGCGACTTTTCCAGAGGTTCTTCCTGCATACAAAGGAGTAATTGAATTTAAAAATCGAGCCTTTGTTTGGCCTGATCCAGAGTATCCGAACAGGCTTAGGTATTCTTCCAATGGAAGACCTGACTGTTTCAGCGGAAGTGACAGTGGCTACACTGATGCCTTTGGGGATATGACTGAGATTGTTTGCACTAAGCGATTCTACAATGAGTTGATTGTTTGGAAGAAGAATAGTATTTGGTTGCTAGAAGGATTCTCTCCGGATACTTTTGGAAGCATTAAGATTGCTGACACTGTGGGCTGTGATGCTCCAAAGACGGCTCAAGTAATTGAGACAGGCTATCCAACTATGCACGCAGACGAACCGCTGAGTGTTGCAATATGGAAGGATACTGACGGAATCTATGTGTTGGATGCACGAAAGCCTAGGAAGATTAGTCTCCCTGTGGATCAGTACTTTAATACTGAGTTCTCAACTGCAATTGCAGCGAATAAGCTTACAAGCATTCAGGCCTATATTGATAGGCTGAATAATGAGTACCATTTGCTTGTGCAATCGACAACCGAGTTGGTCTATAACTTCATCCTCGACGAGTGGTATCCGCCCTGGACGAGGAGAGTCGGTGGAGCGGCGGACTATCTAGTCTGTGGGATTAATCTTAAAGGGACTGATGGTAGGGACTACTCGTATGCTGGCACAAGTGCAGGATTTGTGTTCAGACTAGAGAGTAGTACAGCTGACAAAGATGTTGCCAACGCAGACGTTGTGATTGAGCAAAGGCTCAAGGTCCGTGCGATCTCTGCAGAACAGAAGCAATCTACGACTCTGGAGTTCACCTTCCGTCGAGCCTTCATTGAGGCTAAGGCAAGAACCTCTGGGAGCGTGACGACTTACTTCTATAAGAACATGGCAACTTCAGGAACGGTTCTTGCTACTCCAGCAGCGATTAGTCTTGTTAACACTGGCTATTCTCTTGCAATCGACGGAGTGGATACAAGTCAAGAGGCCTGTAAGACTTTTCAACTTGAGTTTGTCGAGACCGCGGCTGACGTGGAGCTTGAGATTTATTCGTTTCTTTATCTTTTGGAGATTCGTGGTGAGTTCACAAGCTAGAAAACCATATCTCAATTTGAAGAGTTCGATTGCTGAGCTGTTCAAAGCTGAGACGAGATACCTCAAGCAAAGCAATCAGATTGAAAGTGTCTTCGAGAAGCCTTATCTGGATCAAGAAAGTCAGGCCATGCATCTCAAGATCCCAAAACCTGATTGGCCTACTTGGTATCTGCCTCCTTGGAAGCTTGAGAAATGGAAAATCTTTCCTCCTGGAACCAAAGGTGGAGCTAAACCAACCGTAGGGTGTCCTGGTTGTGCGCTGTATGCTGATCCTTCGTTTAATTGCGCTAAAGATCCAGTGGAAATCCACGCTGGGATCTATTGCACTAACACTCCTGGAGCTGCAACAAACAGATTGGTGTCTAAAAAGACTACCAACTACGATCATGTAGGTCCATTTGGACCTGTAAAGTCTCCAACTCACGGGTCTGTGGTTACTGGAGTAGTCGCAGGAGATACAGTCCTTGCGGTTTATGCCGAAAAGGGAACAATTAAGTCTGTCTCTGTCGGCGCTTGGGCTTACATTGGTCCCTCTGCTGCAGTTTTTGTAGACCCGGCACTGCCTGAGCATCGAATCTGCGGAAGGATGATTGATGGAGCAGGGAGTGTCTGCATTGCCTGTGCTGATGTTAAGTGTTGTAATTGTGCTGCTCCTCCAAGTGCTTTCTCGATTGTCTCCTATGATTCGACTATTGCTCCTGGTGGAACTGCGTATGTGACAGTCACTGGAGGTTGTGAACCTTATACCTTTAGCGTAAGTGGACTAGGTTATACTATTGCTAGCTCTAAAGCAATAGGGACTGTTACCTCAGCGGATGGAACCTGCGGAGTGAACTACGGAGCAGTAGCCACAGTCACAATCAAGGATGTTTGTGGGACGAGCAAGACTTGTAAGATCAGAAATGCTGGGGGAGGATGGCTCACTCGGTGCAGTTGGAGTATTACAGCTCCTTGTTCACCAGCAGTATGCAATGCATATAATTGGTGTGATAATCTCTACGAAAAAAACAGTTATGTTGATGATGATAGATGGGAATATCTAAATTGGTCTTGTCGTGCAGGTACTTGTTCTTGGGGTGGGGGTGGTCCAAGTGGTTGTGTAACAGCAGGTTATGGCGATAAACTTCCTTCAAGCTGTCCTACAAGTGCGAATACCTGTACTAACGGACAAGAATGCCCAGGTGATCCAGGATGTCTTTGTATTCCTAACGGCGTTGCATATCACCAATGGGGTTGCGTATGAAACTTCTCGAAGCCTACAACCCAGCCGAGGTTCGCGCCTGCGGTAGAATGGTCAAAGCAATCCAGGCTGCTGGCGGAACTGCTGAGGACATCTTGGGCTACGCTGCCTATGTCGAGGCTAATGCAACTAACCCAAAGTTCATTCACCTTCGACTGGTCCTCAAGCGCCCAGCGTATGAGTCAACTACCAGAGAAGAACTCCTCGGAGCCCTTGGTCCAAAACTCTTGCGCGAGTGGATAAGGATTACGAAGGACTTACTCAAGTTTGAATTCGCCCTTGATGAGATTCGTTCTTTTGTCTCCCAAGAGCGCAAGAAGGAACTCAACTCGACTAACTTTGGCCCTTTTCGGCCCTGAGGCAAGACTGCTCTTCCGGAGGAAGTGCAAAACATTTTATTTTAAGGAGGAACGACAATGGCACTTGGAGAAATTGGACCTTTTCATCCCGCGGAAACTACTTATCAAGATCCTAATGGATATGGTAATGCTCTTCGACTTCGTGCAACTCAAAGTGCGGCTTATCTTACCGCTATGGATTCATTCTACGAGCAGCTCGATGAAACCATTCGAGAGTTCAACGCTACACTTGTCTTTAAGGAAACAGAACTTGCCCAAGTCAAAGGTCTCACTGAGGAGCAGATAGGTCTTAGCAAACGTCAGCTTGACATCAGCGAGGAACAGTACAAATCCGATCTCGCTCTTCGGCAGCAAGCTCTCAAGGAGCAAACAGCTTACCAGACGGGAATGCTTGCAGTTGAGAACAAGAAGGTCAACGCTGCTGCAGGGACAAACTACCTCGGCAGTCAAGCTGCATCCGACAAAGCCTTTGACTTTCTTAAAACAGCTCAAAAGGCCAACCTGGATGCTGCTGCAGCAAGTCAAGCTGCTATGATGAAGTATCTCATTGGAGGTTCTACCAGGAATGCAACTAGTAGTCCTACCTACACTGGGACAACTACTCCTCAAAGTAAAGAGGTCAATTATGCTCTAGCTAGCAATCCTGCTTATGATCCAAGGTATGATTTTAATTATTCTACAGGTAAATATGCATCTGATGAACCTACTTATGGTAACATTGATGAATCTATTTGGGTTTAGGAATTTGAGTATGTGTCCAATTTTTGAACATTTCAAGAGGAAAACTTAGATGCCTGATCAGAATGATATGACTGCGATAGATATTGTCTCGAGGGTAGCTAGTGCTGCAGGAGCAATGCAACGACTGCAGGGAGCTGGACAGGAACAAGAAAATGCTCAGATGCGCGGGATGCTCTTGGCGAGGGAGCTGAGCGGACCGAGCGAACAGGATAAGTTTCAATTCGAGCAGGGGAAGTTTGTGGAGCAGCAGAGAGCAGAACAGGTTAAGTACGCCCTGACTAAGTTCACTGAACTAAGCAAGGAAAGTTCTCCAGCGACGAAGGCTGTGATGATGGGGCATATGGAGAATATATGGTTTATGATGAGTCCGGTGGAGAGGGCAACCTTAGGGATGGTTTATGCTCATAGTCCGCTGAATCCGATTGAGCAGAAGGCTACCTACTGGGACAGTACTATGAGGATTCCACAGGTGAATGCTAAGGCGAGTGAAGACCCTTATGCCTACGGGACACAGATATTTAATCTGGATGATTATAATCAGCAAAGAGCTAATTTTGTCTCTGGAGTGCCTATTCAGAAAAGAAAGATCATCGGAGTTGCTGATGGAGTGTTCGCTGTTCGAGGGGATGACGACAAGGTAAGCATTATGCGCTCGGAGGATCTTGCAGGAGAGCAGTTAGGGAAGAAGCATGGGAAGAGTTTTGGGTCAATTCTGGCTAATAATGGTCTTGTCTTTGGGGAAAAGCAAACTGTTATGGTCGGAGGAGTGCTAAGTGAAGCGGTTAGTGTCTACAATGCTATTGAAGGGAAACCTGTAGGGACAAGGGTTACTCCGACTGCTGGAGCAGTTGCGACGCTGGATAAGGAACAGCAGGACCTGCAGGATCTGCTTGTCTCTTGGGTGACAAAGGACATTGGAGGAAAGACCCAGGGAAGCAGGGTTTATACTGCGGTGCAGAAGATGCTAGATAATGGAGCCTCGATGGAAGAGGCTATAGAATATGTGAAGGAAATCTATCCAGGGAGGAATTTTAGGATTGAGGGAGCTGGAAAGTTCAGAGGTATTTCAAGCCTACTCCCTTGGAACTGGGGTGACGCTTATGTAGAGGGACCAAAGGAGAGGATTATTTCCTGGCCAGGGATAGCAATAAAACTGAATGCAAAGAACGGCTCGAAGGTTGGGTACTATGATGCGAGGTCAGGAAAGGTCTACGGTGGAAGTGGAAAGATGATAGCCGATAACTTGGAAGAACTACAGGCCTATATTGCTACGAGAACTATTGAGGAATTGGACAAAGAAGCGGAGGGTAAGTAATGACTATTGATCTGGCTGGAGCAGGGCTTGAGGATAGCAAAGGAGCAATGCAACTGGAGGCTTGGAAGAGTCCCTTGGCTGGAAGTGGACTTGAGACCTTGGGGAAGGCACCAAAAGCCAAGGAAGAGACTGAATGGGACTATCCGCTGAGGGACTGGGAAGCTGAAGTTGCTGCGAAGTATAATAACACCTACGCGGTGGCGAGGACGCTTGCTGACTTTGTGCCTTATGCAGGACTTGCTATCTTTCCTTCTGCTCGAGATGCTTATGAAAGGAAGAGCGCTGGAGGGCAGACACTGGAACTTGTGCTTGAGGCTATGGGTCTGCTGCCAGCTGTAGTCATTGGTAAGGGTCTCAAGATTGCAGCTGGAGGAGTTGAAAGTGTCTTGGGGCTGGCAGCTAAGCCTGTGTGGAAGATGTTTCCGAAGAAGTTTCAGCCGATTCCTGATGCAACAGTTATGGCTAATCCTTTCGCTGATGGACTGATGAGTGATGTAATTAGGTACCAACATAAGACTGTAGCTGAGCGACTGATGGGAAAGTACTCACTGGAAGCTGATGAAGCTGCTGCGGTGATTGAAGGGAAGACTACGGTCTGGAGACCAGCCGGGAGGTCTGGGGCTTGGACTCCAGAGAGGACAGAACTGTTGGGGAATCTGTACACGAAGGATAATACTCTCAAGCAAGGAGTCCTTGACGACATTCATACTTGGATTAGGCCAAGGGAATATCAGGAACTCACACATTACATCAATCAGGCCAATGGGCTGTTCTACAAGATTACTGCAGGAACTGAGTACAAAAACATTGATGTCCTTCGAGCTGGAGCGACTAGGATCTACGGTCCAGCTGGAAAGGACATGAGATTTGATAACATGACTCTGGATGAACTCGGCCAGGTGATGAATGATGTTCTTCAGCATGGAACAGCCTATCGGAGGACAATGGACATCAGCGGATGGGCCTACCTTCGACCTGATCGCAAGGTCTTTGGTGTCATGGATCTGCCGTGGAATGCTACTAATGGGTTCTTCAATCCAGTTAAGGGACTCCTCAACACAAAGAAAATCGCTGAGACTCAATACGTTCGTGAGTGGCAGGGAATGCTTGCCGGACGGAAGTTTGAAGGCAAACCTTTGCTTGAAATGACTACAAATAGCAAAGGCGAAGTGAAGCTTACGGAACACTATTCTCGAAAAGAATTCGACAACGCAGGAAAGCTTGCAACTGACATAGATCTTGCTCAACGGTCAGGAAAGCCTATGGCTGAGATCCAGGCACTCATGGATGTTGCTCCTCCGAAGGTTCAAGCCATAGCGAAGACAATGTGGGACTGGCACGACAAGATGTATGCGGGATATTTTGCTGGTAAGGTTCCACAACTCTTTGAGAAGGCAGGACTGACAACTGAGGGTCGAGCAGCAATTGAAGGGATTATGTCTCGGCCAGGTGGAGCAGTCGAGGCAGTCAACGGAGCATTGAAGGCTGGGAACAATCTAGACTACAATGGAAAGCTGACTGTAATCAATCAAAATCTAGAATCACTGAAGTCTCTTGCGAGTGAGGAGAATATCAACTGGTTCACAACCAAGGCAATCAAGGATCTTTCGAAAGATGAATTCAAGGGACTTGTTGGAAAGCTTAAAGACCTAAAAGCTAACCTTACCCCTCGAACTGACAAGAGTCCTGACGGCTTCACTGGGTATCTTGAGAACTATACTGCTCGAATTCCGAAGAATGTCCTCAAGCCCTGGACTGCAGAAGGCGGTCTCCCTAGCGGCATGAAGGCCTCCTTTGAGCATCCAGCTCTTGTAGAGGAGTTAGGCTACGAAGTTAAGACAGATATTCCTAGTATCATTGGAGCAAGAGCTCGAGCACAAGCTAATGCTCTTCATCTATTCCCTTACATTGATGATTACAAAGCCGCTGTCTCCAAGTATCCTCCAATCCTCAAGGAGTATGCTACACACTGGCTCAATCGACAGTTAGGAATTACGAGTCCTGCGGATCTATCAACTGCTCGATTCCTAAGTCGCTTCTCCCTCAAGGGTTGGGATGACCGAAGAATCAACAACGTAGCCTCGACGATTACTGACCTGATGTACCTTGGTGGAATTGGGTTCAAACCGTTCTCTGCGATGAGAAACTACATCCAATACGTCCTCATGACCCCAGCGGAGCTCGGTGGAATCAAGGATATTGTCTGGCTTGCTCCAGGAATCAAGAAGGCTATGGAACCAGGACACCGAGAGTATCTTCGCTCAATCGGAGCAATCGCTGAGTACACCCCGGACATTACCTTCAACCTCGAGGTCAGCAAGTATGGTCGAGGCTTCCTAGATAAGACTAGGGACTTCGGCATGTGGATGTTTAAGGCCTCGGACTACCATGTCCGACTTATGACCGGAGGTGCAGCTGTAGCCAAATGGGATTACTACTTTGCCCGCCTCGGCAAAGATGGAATCATCCCTAACAACAAACTCGATGCTTTCCGCTCCAAGATCGGATTTGGAATGCGCGAGCCTGTCGTTCGAAACGAGCTCGACTCTTTTGTCCGCATTGGTACTCCTGAGGCCTACCTCGAAGCCAAGAAGGTCTTCATCAAGGACGTAATCGCTGATTCTCAGTACCTCTACGGCAAAGAGGAAAGCCCACTCATCACCTACAAATGGGGGGCTCTGGGTCGGACTACTCTTGTCTTCCAGTCCTGGTGGATGAACTATGCAGACACTCTCGGCAAGTGGCTTCTCAGGACTCCTGAGGTCCCTGGTCGTGCAGTCTCGAAAACTAACGAGCGACTCTTTGCCTTCATGCTTTCAAGCGCCCTTGCCTTTGAGATCATGCAACCCTTGTGGGGCACAAAACGCTCAGCGACTTCAGTCATGACTGGACCCTTACCCTTGAGCCTTAGCATTCCACCTGCCTGGAAGCCTGTCTTTGACAGTCTCCGTACTGTCACCGATACAGCAGCCCTCCTTACCCCTTGGGGAGACTTGGAGCAAACCCGGAACCAGATGATCCAACTCATCAAGGACAGTGCAATCTTTATCCCTGGAGGAATTCAAGCTTACCTAAGTATCCAAGGAGCCAAGAAAGAAGGTTTCCCTGGAGTTCTCAAATCAATCATCGGTTACAGATCACCAAAGAAAGAGGAGGAAAACAAATGAACGATCAAGTAATCACAGTAATTAAACTTTTCAATGCTGAATCAATCGCCAGTGGTTCTACTTCTTCTCAACCTGCTGAAGGTATCGACCTTCAACGCTTTGCTCAGAATGGGTTTTTCAGTCTTCAGTACACAATTACTGGAACTGGAACCCTCAAACTTGAGTACAATCTTAGCCTTGACGGAGCAAATTGGATTGAACCTACCAGTTCCACTGACATCGGTTCAAGTCTAACTGCATCCACAGGCCCAGGTTCCGATGGCAAAGACATTCTCACCTTCTCCCCTGAGCTCGCGAGATTCCTCAAAATCAAAGCCACTGGCTCTGGAGGTAGTGCTGCAGTGCTCACTCTCTGGATTGCAATGCAGTAACCGTTCAATTTTCGAACACACGGAGGTTGAGGAATGCTTAAGAGCAAACATGGATGGAGTGGGAACTACCGCTGGGGAAGGGACAATCGTTGGAGCAATGATGCCTGGGACTACAATGCACTCCATAGTACAATCTGGGGACCAACAGTGTTGGGGTTAAGTTTTCTGAATGGAATTGCTTTTGCAAAGATCCAAGGAGCTACCCTTGCTGCCTACACTGGAACTGCAGGGACAAGTACTCCTTACAAACTAGTCCTTCATGACTCTGCAGGTGTTGCTGCTTCTGGTTTTATCGCAAACGCAGATGCTGCGGAAGGATTAGATACTGATCTTGTTACAGTTGGAAACTTTGCTTCTGACAATATTGCTTGGGTCAAAGGAACTGGTTGGTCTATTGGTAGTGGTGTAGCAACTAAAGGTGCTGGAGCTGGAGTGCTGATTGAACAAGACATCAGCGCTGTAGCTAATACTCTCTACAAGATTGTCTTTGATCTGACTCGAACTGCTGGAACTTTTTGGCCTTCCTTTGGTTCTACTACAGCTATAGCAGTACTTGCCGCAAGTGCAACTTATACTTACTATGTTAACTGCGGTGGAACTGATAGTAAAATCACTTTCAATAACGATTCTGCTTTTCGAGGAACTCTTGACAATGTAGTAGTCCAACAGGTTCTTCATGTTGGTGCTACAGGAAATCACATCGTCAGCGCAAAAGCTGGTTCAACGAGAAATTGGACCTCAATCGGGACAGGGTTTAACTACAATTCCTCAGCTTATCGAGCTGAGATTCGAAGGGCATAAACTGGAGATCGAATCTAATGACTACTGAACAGGAACAGGAATTATGCACTCGACAATGTAGATATCACGAGGAGATTATGGCAAGAGTAAACGGTTCTATAGCAAAGTCAAGTATTAAATGGATTGCTACAATTTTTGCTATTCCTGTCCTTTTTGCAATCCTCGTCACCTATGCCTTTGTGACTAGTGCAGACTATCGGTATGGTTCAATAGTAACTGCGACTCAGAATCAGACCAATATTAGACTACTAGACGAAAGGACTCTAAACCTGAAGGGTGAAATTGTCAGCCTTCAACTCTCTATAGCAGGTGATATTTTAGGGATAAAAAATGACCTAAAGGAAATTACCAAAGAACTCAGGAATAATCGTAAAAAGGAGTAGCAAATGGAATTGCTGATTAAATCTATCAAACGAAATGAAGGATTCAGAGATCGTGTTTATCTGGATAGTGAAAACAAACTAACCTGTGGATGGGGACATTACTTATGGGTTGGATCAAAAGTACCTTTGGTTGCCTGCGAAGAGTTTTTCAAGCAGGATCTTGCGGATGCAGTGAGCTCTTTTCGGACGATACAGTCGTATTTGAGAAGACAATTGAATCCTGCCAGAGCGAGAATAATCACCGAGATGATCTTCAATATGAATCTTGCCAAGGTGCTCAAGTTCCAAAAGATGTGGATGGCAATAGAGTTACGAGACTTTGACACAGCAGCAAAGGAAATGCTCAACTCAAAGTGGGCTGAGCAAACCAAAGGGCGAGCTATTGAGCTTGCTGAAATTATGAGAAAGGGGGAATAAATTATGGACTGGAAAGATATAGCTGGAACAGTAGCAAAGGCAGCTCCCTTGCTTGGCGGTGCCCTTGGTGGGCCTGTCGGCGTTGGTATCGGAGGGTTGGTTGCTTTGATTAGTTCAGCGTTTGGTTTGACCCCAGCTGAAACAACCCCGGAGAAGATCAGTCAGTTGCTCGCCACTGATCCGGAAGCTACGATTAAGATAGCTGAGCTCGAAGCAAACAATAAGATTGAACTCCAGAAGTTCGTTTTGATGCAGAGTTGTCTGGCACTGCAAGAGAAACAAGCTGAGTTAGCAGATACGGACAGTGCAAGGAAGAGAGAAACTGCGGTAGTACAGGCCACAGGCAAGCTGGATATTAATTTATATCTTCTGGCCTGGACTATCGTGCTAGGTTTTTTCGGTCTTACCGCTTTGCTTATGTATGTCAAACTGCCTATGGGTCAGACTGAGGTAATCTTTATGTTATTCGGTGGTCTTGTTTCGGGGTTCAGCACAGTGCTGGGATACTTTTTTGGATCCAGTCGGGGCAGTCTCATAAAGAGTCAACTACTCGCGACGAAGTAAAACACTACTAGTCCGAGCCAAAAAGCGAGAGGCAACGCGACTCGGACAAGTAGTTACTCATAGTGGTAGCTTATGACTCAGTGGTAGCTTATGACTTTCACCGTTCAACATTATCTTAACTGCCTCATCCCATGTCCAATGCAGTCCTCCTGCTTTAACGCGTAGACTGACAATAGCATCTAATCGTGATCTAAGTTCTTTTTCCCTAATAAGCCAACCTTGGCTTAATTTATCTACACACCATTCTTTAATGACAAATCTTCTCTCGGTCATTTCATTCCTGCCTTTCCGAGCCAAGAAATTCTTCCTTCGGGAAATTCTCCTGAGAAACTCGATCTTGTTAGTCCCATCGACTCAATTGTTGCAAGAACTCCTTGGAGTTCCGTTTTGTTCAAGTGTCTATAGTTCAGCTTCATTAGCTCTCTAAAGCTCGCATGCTTGAGTACCTTTATCTGTCCCATTACTCGTTGGACATCTGGTCCAGTCTTGCTCCTTCCATGCCCTCCAAAAGCATCGCTTGCAGTCTTGACCACAGATTCGAGCAACTCTACTGCTGCCTTAATCTCCGGCGGAGTGATAATCAGTTCATCAGAGTATCCTACCCTCAGTGCCATAGCTACCTTCAGGACTATTGTATGCATCCTCCCAACGAATGGGTGGAGCCGCTCGTCGGGGACTTCTTGGAGCTTCTCGTCTATCCTCTTGTACCACTTGTCAAAGATCTCAAATGCTTCTGGGTCCCACTCGAAGGGACCGATCAGCTCACTGTGAATATGCATCAAATCACTGATCAGACTTTGCCACAGCTTTCCTTGCTTTTCGAGGATAGCGAGATTTCCAAGATCTTCGATCCCTCTGAGCCAGGGTATGGTGACTCGCTTATAAACACAGTCTCCGTAGACGATGACGAATCGAGAAGTGAAGCCACCTCCAATGGCAGATTGAGGCAGATTGTCCATGATCCATCCTGGTGTGGTTGCAGCGAGACAGTTGACACAAACATTATAGAGCTTATCTTGTCCTTTTCCTTCAGTCTCATATTTCCATACGTCTTGAGAGTCATAGACATCAGTCAGCACCTCCACCATTTCCTTCAGGTTCACTGCAAATATCGAGGAGAATTCACTCGACGTAAGGCTTAACGCACACTGAGGCATAGGCTTGCCTTTGAAATAGAACTGTTCTGTTGCTCCAGTTTTCTCAAGAGCACTTGTAAACCTTCGCTTTGAAGAGGAGTCTGCCGCAACTGGGACATTCAATTCCCCAAGGATCTTTTTCGAGAACGAGATCGGTGCATTCTTTCTGCAGGCTGGTGGCCCAACAAGCAGAACATACAAATTTGGGTACAACTTTTCTTGCCCAAAGAACAGCCAAGTCTTCCTCTGCATCGCAGATGCCAGCGTGCTTATCCCTGACCATAGCCAAAATTGCCTCGGTGCCTCCGTTTGTTCAACGAATTCCTTGAGACCTTCCAACCAAGAAGCCAAGTGTCGAGCCATTGTTGCTCCTATTCCAGATCAGTTCCAGTTGCATACCTGTATTCCATCTCCGCGTTAATCGCCTCTTGCAGCTTTGGATACTTCTTCTTAAACCAGTTTGTCGTGCTGAGATAATTCAAATAGCTATCCGGGACTTCTCCTATCAAGCACCCTTGATACTTCCCAAACGATAGAACTGCTGTTCTTTCATCCATTTTTGCTCTCCTTTATTTCTTTCAGATTTCCCCAATTGGGGCCGAATTTGAAACTGCAAGGGATCGTAAGTTCTCGATTGTGAAGGACAATAGGCCTCTCCATT